CTGCTGACTTGATCTGAGACTCTCCTTTAGGAGTTCCAGGTGCTTCTGCATTAGTGTCTGGGTTTAACCATTTCTCTAATGCTGTAGCCATTTCTTCGTAGCTCAACTCAGTATACAACTCAGTGATTTGCTTTTGACCATTTACGATCAATGAAGCGATTTCCTTGTCAGTTGTAGCTGGAGTTTGATTAGGTTTAGGTCTAACTGTGTAGCTTGGGAAAGCACCTTCTTTCTCTGCAGCAACGTGTTCTAATGTAACGTCACGTCCATTCATAATGTCAGTGATATCACCGTAGTCTGGGTCAGCAATCACTCCTAAAAGCTCTTGGTAGATTTGCTTACCGAAGCTCCAGAAGCGTACTCCTTTCTCTTCTTCCCCACGAATAATTACAGGAACGTAGCAACGGAACTTTGGTTCAATCTTCTTACCTAGCTTCCAGTCTTCTTTGTTACCAGAACGCTTTAACTTTTCAGCAAACTCGACAATTGGGTCAGGACGTCCAAATGAGGTTGGCGATACCATAGTACGCTTTCCAATCTCATAGTGGAAGAACATCTCAATAAATGGGTTGCTTTTATCGAACGCATAAGGAACGATACGAATTTGGCTCTTTCCTACTGGTGGCTTCCAAAGGAACTCGGATACTCCTGATCCTCCACCGGAATTAGCACTCTTTTGCATCTCTTGGAGACGACTTTTAATTGCATCTAAATTGATTGCCATATTATAACTTGTTTGTTTATTTCTATAAATATACGAATCTTTTATGGATTAGACAACTCTTTTATCAAAATTGTTTTGTATCCATCTGCTCCCTGCGATAATAGCATGCAGTCTTTATAGTCGTTCCAGTTGATCATGTACGACTTATCTAACACACCACCGTTCAATGCTATGATCAAAGCGTTTAACGCATTGATGCTATATAAGGTGTTGGTTTCTTTCTTTCTGTTTATTGAAATTGTGTCTCTCAATCTTCTATCATTACTATATACGTTGTACACGCACACTATGTTATCCGGATTGTGAACATAGGTATAACATTTAAGATTTGCAACATCATTGCTATAGGTCTTGTGTATATTACCAATGCAATAAGGTAAATCTTGTAGATTCGTGAATGTGCACAATAATTGAGGTCTCATCTATTACTTCTTCTCTAACGCATCAATTTGCTTCATTATGGCTGCTTTTTTAACACCCAATGCAGCAATTTGCTTATCCAACTCTGCCTTTTGTTGTTGTAACTTTGCTACAGCTGTCTCATCTGCTGATCCACCAGCTGTCTCTAACTCGCTAAGGATTCCTTTGCTAAGTGCTTTGTAATCTATGCCAGCGTAATCTATATCTTTGTTCTTCATAGGACTATACTATATGACTATAATTATCTCCAGTTTTTACCTTAAATGGAAATTTACTTGGAATTGTGGAGTGTAATATGTCGAGTAATATGCTTTTTTTTTCTATTGGAATATCAAACAATACGCTATCATATGTGTACAGTACTGGTAGCATGTCTTCGTGTAGCTCACTGAATACTTGAGACAGCAGTTGTACGTTCTGTTCAGTCTCTTGTAATTGGATAAAGTAGTTCAATACCTTTGTTGGCGATGCGTCCTCTATGTTAGCTATCTTACGTTTGGATATAGGACTTTGCACATAGCCTTGCTCACAATACATCTTCCATAGTAGATCAGTTATTGCTTGTATTCTTGCAAAGTATTCTATGTGCTGGTACTGCTTCGATATGCCACCATACAACTGTCTGAACGTCATCTCCTTTGCTTGCGATATCTGCTCATTAGTTGGATTAGCTCCAAAGTATTCTCTAGCCAAGTGTTCGTATATGTTAGCATCGTCGGCAATGTTGTATCTGGTTAGGCTGGCTAAGATTCTTGGGTGGTAGGATGTGAAGTCTACTTCCACTAACAACCCATTGTCGTATCGAGACTTAAAGCATTCACGAGAACCGTCTTCCTTATTTAAGGCTGCATAGTTTACTCCACCAAATCTATTACTTGGTCTTCCTGTTGAGGTGTAGAGGTTATACTTGGTGTAAGCCTTTCCATCCTTAACATAACCTTGTCCTCCAAACGACTCCTTAAATAGATCCTCATACACAGCAATGCCGTTCTTCTCTATTGTGTGGAAGGTTGCTTTGACGGCTCTGTAGAACTCATTAGTATTCTCAGTATCGATTGGAAGCTTGTCTACCAACTCTCTACAGTGTTGTTGTATCTTAATTGGATCAACTAAGAAGTTTGAGCATGCTGATCCTACTCTCTTTCTATAAAAGTTGATCTGTAGATTGTACTCTTGCTCAGGTATAGTGTTAAATGACAAATAGCTGTTGATTAACGCGTCCTCCATGTTTGGCAATGGTTTATATCCACTATAGCTTAAAATGTCGAAATCAACGATGTAACACCGTGTAGCAGTAGTAAAGTCTTCGTACGCATCTTTCTTGAGTAAGGCTTCTGGATGCTCTATGAATATCGTGAACTCCTCACCATCTAACACCTTAACATACCAACCTATGATAGTATTGTCCACAAGATGTTTTTGTGGATGCAAACCTATAGCATGACAGACAATATGCTTATCTACTATTTGATTCTTGAAATTGTTGTATTGAGCTGTTGAGTCTATTATCACTCAACTAATATACTAAAAAATATTAGGTTGAGCAAACTCCATGTAATTTTTAAAAACATAGAGTACGGTTGGGTACTTTGTAGCAAAGCTTTGTACCGTTGCTTTGTTAGACTCTTCAATGCCTGGTATGGTCGTTGTCTCTGACTTCATTGTTGTTGCTGGTCCTGAGATAACCCATTTCAAAGTTATTAGCATATAAAGTCCTGGATCTATTCCTCCTCTTTTGCCAAATGAGTTTGCTTGTGCTATGCTAATTTCAGTTGGGATTCTCTCTGGACGCATAACTGATACGGCTAGGTACCTGTATATATAACCCAATTCATAGTCTTTGGTAATTGGGGCAGGTGGCAGATATATTGGTAGTGTATAAGTCTTCTGTCTAACATTGAAGCCTCTCAGAACGTCATATCGATACACCTCTTGATCGGGGTAATATTCTGTAAGCTGCTTTGCGTTGGGGTTGCCTGGTTTGCCTGTCCAAACTTTTCCATTTACAACGTAGTAAGGTCCTATATAATTCTTACCATTCAAACTAAATTCCTCTCCTTTTGTGTAAAAGGTGTTCTGGGGATATAGAACTGAATATTTGCTTACTGATGGAGTTGCCATGGTTACTTGTTCTTTGCTATTGTGTTCACAACCGTTGTCCAGTCATCCGGAGTTACATTATGCTCTACTGTTGTAATCTGATATTGAAACTTATCTTTAATCTCAGTTGGCATTCTATCGCATGTTAAGACTTGGCCAAAACGAAAACCGCCTACGCCTGTTAGTGTTGCTGAGAAAGCAAATGGTACCATACTGTTCCTACAATAATCTTCAGGTGATTTTAAATATTCAGCTTTTTGACTTTGTAGAAAGGTTACACCTCCATTAACAGTTTCAGTAGTCACTTTTTTTCTAAGCATCTCAAACGGATCGTCTGGTGATTTTGATTCACCGCACTTTCCAGTATCATTGCATGTACTCTGTCCCTTCTCTTGTGCTCCATCAGGCTTTGCCGTATTCTTCGAGTCTTTAGCATATTGTAGGAATCTATTGGAGCATGGTGTGTTGTCTGATGGTACTGTCTTAGCATCCTTACCTCCGTAAGTAGCTTGGGTCATCATAGCATCAGTTAACTTCAAATCCATCTTAACCTCTCTTACCATACTAGCATTTGTCGTTGCTTGTAATACGTAAGGTTGTTTTGTGTTTGCAATTGAATTAACATCTGCTACGCTTAATACGACTGGTACTTTCGACTCCCCTGATTCTATTGTTGTTTCATGCACTTCAAATTCCCAAACATTACCACATGCTTGGTTAATGTCAGCAAGTAGTGCGTTAAGTGTCTTTATTACTGTCCCACCATCTCCCTTGGATATTTCACGAACTCGCTTAAGGAAATGAATACTGCTTACCAAAATATCTCCTAGCTTAATCGTCTCATCATTCACAAAGCAGTTTGTTGTTGGTCTTTTAAAATCACCAGTTACTGCATCTGCGTATATTGCTGCACCTATACCAAAGGTAACTAATCCTAATGCAGTTGCAGCTAGTACATCGTTTCCTTCTATTGGCTCTGCAAAGTCCATTCCTCCACCA